TATTAGTGCATACCATCCTAATCTTATCGCTCGTATGGTTGCCTATGTTTTTAGCGATAGAGATGTCCACCAAGAATTCGCTAAGATCTACGGTACGAGTTACCAAGAGGCCAAAGAAATTACTTTCCGCCAACTTTATGGAGGAGTACAGGACGACTATAGGGAAATACCCTTTTTTATACAAGTAAAACAATTTGTAGACAATAACTGGAAAGAGTTCAATAACTCGGGTCAAGTTATCGTGCCAATTTCAGGTTATTGCTTTAAAAAGAGCGAGCTGGAGAATATGAATCCGCAAAAACTGTTTAACTATATGTTACAGAATGTGGAATCAGCAGTTAATGCTTATATATTAATGGATATACATAAGTTGTTACGTGGGCGAAAAACAAAGATCGTATTATATACCTACGATTCTTTTTTATTTGAACTTGGAGAAGGTGAAGAAGATATTGAACTTGAGATAAATAAAATATTTAAAAAATATAAATTAACAACTAAAACTAAAAAGGGTTATGATTACGATTTTGCGAAGAAATAAATTCTTTTGTACATTGTAGAATATTTATAGTTATATGAAAATTTGCTGTGAATGTAAAGTGGAAAAAGATTTAATTTATTTTAATAAAAATAAAAATCTTAAAGATGGTTTAAACAATAGATGTAAAACTTGTTGTAGTAATAGAAATAAAAATAGATACCAAAATAAAAAAGAAATTATAAAACAACAAACTAATTTATATTACCATAATAATAAAGAAACAATATCAGAAAAAAACAAAACTAAACCATCATACCATAAAAACAATCCAGAATATTATTCAGAATATAGAAAAAATAATATTGAAAAACAAAGACAATATTATAAACAATGGAGAGAAAAAAATACTAACATTTATAGATTAAGAATTCAAATTTGGTGGTGGATACAAAAAAGAGGAATAGAAAAAGAAGCTAAAACAGAAAAAATATTAGGATATAATTTTAAAGAATTTAAAGAAAAAATAGGTGTACCTAAACTTAACCAACAGTTAGACCATAAAATTCCTTTAAGTTGGTTTAAAAATGAAACTCCTATAAATATACTTTTTAATTTAGAAAATCTTCATTATATTGATGAAAATATAAACAAAACAAAATCAAACTCATATTGTGATAAAGTAAATGATGATTATAAAAAAATTATTATAAAATATATAAAAGATAAATATAAAAATAAGTTATGAAAAATATAAATTATGAAGAAACTATTAATATGTATGATGTAGACAATCGATATGATTTCGATATTTATACACATTTAGATATGCTCAACAATAAACTGTTTTGTACTTTTACAACCTTAGAAGAACTTGATGATTTAGTTAATGGAATAACTAAAGCGTACTCTATTATGTACAATAAGATGTTTGTCTTGTATGTAAAGAGTACAGATGAGTATGTAGTTACCTATAATGTAGAACAAGGTAACGTTGAGGCGATTCCTGTAAATACTATTTTAGTACATAGAAAAAAAGAAACTAATACGCTTTATACTATTAATGCGTTAAATGATCTAATAAAAAAATTAAACGGTGGTGTAGTTGATCCTTCCTACCGTGTGAATTGGCAACATTATAAAAACTGTATTTTGTTGACCAATCATAATGAGTTGAAACAATTGAATACAAAAGTATTTAAGATTGTTGAATTGTAAAAAACCCATTTGGTAATCTAGAATTTCCTTCGTATATTTATAACATATTAATAAACATGAAAAAAGCAGATAACTTTGACGTTAAAAAATGGTTGGTAGAAAATAAAATCACCACCCAATCTCGATTAAATGAAGGAGCCGATAAATATCCTTTTCAAGCTAGTAAGGAAAAAATAGCTTTATATGATAAAATAGCTAATGAATTAGAAAAAACAGTTTCTATGATTGCTAATAAATTAGGTACTTCTGAATCTAATATTAGAATATCTCTTGATCGTTTATGGGATAAAGAAAGTAAAGATAGAGGAATGATTGTTCAAATTAAAGCCGATGATGCTCAATGGAAAGAAGCTTGGACAGGTAATGCTTTAATTATGCAAACTCAAAATGGTGAGGGTGTAATTGTAAGTACTTATTATAAAACATATATAAATGGTGATAAAAATCCTGAAGTAAAAGCTATTTATAATAAAGTTTTAGATTTAGATTTAAAAAATTTAGTGACTTCTGAAAATGCTAAAATAGCTAATTCATTGTCCCCTGAAGAAATAGAATTAATCGCTCCAAATACTCCAGTTATCGTAACTGGAAAATAAAAAATAAAATAAGGGCCCTTTAAAAGAGGGCCCACTTTAACTTGGTTATACAACACCTCGTTCTTATATTTCCTACATTAAACTAATAAATAAAAATCATGGATATTAATGCTATTAAACAACGACTAAACGCTTTACAGTCGACGAACAACACAGGCAAGAAAGAAAAAATCGATTACACAAAAGTTTACTGGAAACCAAAAGCTGAAGGAAAGTACCAAATTCGTATTGTTCCTTCTAAATTGGATCCTAAAAACCCATTTCAAGAGGTTTTTGTTCACTATGGATTCGGAAAATTCCCTATTTATGCCTTAACTAATTGGGGCGAAAAAGACCCAATTGTAGAATTTGCTGCTCAATTGAGAAAAACTAATGACAAAGAAAATTGGTCATTGGCTAAAAAATTGGACCCTAAAATGAGAGTTTTTGCTCCCGTTATTGTACGTGGCGAAGAAGAAAAAGGTGTACGCCTTTGGGAATTTGGTAAAGAAATTTACATGCAATTGTTAGGTATTGCCGAAGATGAAGATTACGGTGATTACACAGACATTAGCGAAGGTAGAGATTTTACCGTAGATGTAGTTAAAGGGGATGTTGGTGGTAGACAAGGTCTTAAATCATCAATCAGAATTAAACCTAAAACTACTCCTTTGAGTACTGATGCTTCAAACATTCAAACATTTCTTAAAGAACAACCAACATTGTTGGAAATTCAACGTAAAATGTCTTATGATGCTTTGAAAGAAGTACTACAAAATTGGTTATCTCCAGAAGAACCAGAAGAAGGAGCAATTATTGACGATGAGGATGAAGCAGAAGTAGAAGAAACACCTACTGCAAATGCTAAAACTTATGCTTTAAAACAACCTTTAGCTCCTAAAGCATCAAAAGCAGATCAATTTGATTCATTGTTTGAAGATGAAACTGAAGAAGACGACAACGATCTTCCTTTCTAATTAATTAAATTAAAGTTATGGCTAGAACTAAGAAAAGCGAATCGCTAACGGCTGCCGTCTCCAAAGAGATTAAAGCCAATTTCAGTCTTGATAAATTCAAGGAGAAAAAATTACTTAACAGTAACGTTAAGTTCAAAGAACAAAAGTGGATTCCCCTTAGTCCAGCATTTCAAGAAGTAACAAGTGTGCCTGGTATTCCTGCTGGGCACATTGTTCTACTTCGTGGTCATAGTGATACAGGTAAAACTACAGCAATGATTGAGGCCGCAGTAAGCGCTCAAAAAATGGGTATTTTACCAGTATTCATTATTACGGAAATGAAATGGAATTGGGAACACGCAATGCAAATGGGATTACAAGTTGAAATGAAAGCAGACGAAGAAACAGGTGAAATTGAAAATTATACTGGTTTTTTCCTATATGCAGACAGAGAAACTTTAAACACCATTGAAGATGTAGCTGTATTCATTTCAGATTTATTAAATGAGCAGAAAAGTGGTAATTTACCTTATGATTTGTGTTTCTTATGGGACTCAATCGGTTCAGTACCTTGTGAAATGTCTGTTAAATCAAATAAAAACAACAATGAATGGAATGCAGGTGCAATGTCAACTCAATTTGGTAATGGTGTTAACCAAAAAATTACACTATCACGTAAAGAATCATCACCTTATACTAATACATTAGTTTGTGTTAATAAAGTATGGACAGCAAAAGCTGAAGTACCTATGGGCCAACCTAAATTAATGAATAAAGGTGGATTTGCTATGTGGTTTGATGCTACGTTTGTAATTACTTTTGGTAACATTTCAAATGCTGGTACAAGTAAAATCAAAGCCATTAAAGATGGTAAACAAGTTGAATTTGCTAAACGTACTAACATCCAAATTGATAAAAACCACATCAACGGTATTACTACTCGTGGTAAAATTATTATGACTCCTCATGGTTTTATTAATGACACTGATAAGGAAATTAAAAACTATAAGGATGCTCATGCTTCAGAATGGAGTAAGATTTTGGGTGGATTAGATTTTGATATCTTCGAAGAAGAAGATGTAGTTGAAAACTCAATGAATATATTTGAACAAGAACCAGATTAATATTGGCTTTTGTAAAGAAAATTATTATATTCATAGTATGAAAAAAAGCGAATTACTAAACCTCCTAGACCAAATGGATAAACAGGAAGATTCACCTGCCAACCCACACGAGAGGGTATTACTTATAGATGGTCTAAATTTGTTCTTTAGGAACTTTGCAATGATGAACTTTGTAAATGAGCAAGGTGTTCACATTGGTGGTCTAGGAGGATTTATTCGCTCTTTAAATTCACTAATTAAACAAGTCCATCCAACATCAGTTTATGTTGTGTTTGATGGAGTAGGTTCTTCAACAAATCGTAAAAATATGTTACCCGAATACAAATCAGGTCGTAATTTGGCCCGTATTACTAATTGGGATGTATTTGAAAATTTAGAAGAAGAACATGATGCAAAAGTAGATCAAATTGTACGTTTGATTCATTACTTAAAATGTTTACCTGTAAAAACATTAAGTTTAAATAAGGTAGAGGCCGATGATATAATCGCATATTTAAGTGATATATTGCCTAGTAAACATAATTCCCAAGTATTTATAGTCTCCAATGACAAAGACTTTGTTCAATTAGTAAACGATAAAGTTACGTTATATAGACCTGCTGAAAAAGAATATTACACACCTCAAACAGTAAAAAATAATTTTGGTATTTTAGCTGAAAACTTTATTATTTACAAAACACTATTGGGTGATCAATCAGATAAGGTAGAGGGTGTTAAAGGATTAGGTCAAAAAGGTATACTTAAAAAGTTTCCTGAATTAGCAGAACGTATTATTAGTTTTAGAGAATTAATAGATATTTGTGCTGCTAAACACAAAGAACATGTTACTTATTCAAGAGTAGTATTTGAATTGGAACGACTTGAGAAAAATTTCCGAATTATGGATTTAGCAAATCCTCTAATTGATGACAATGATAGAGAATATTTGCAAGAAGAAGTAGAAAATCCAACTCCAACTTTGAATATTGAAGGATTTTTACGATTTTACCATGAAGATGGATTAGGCAAATTAATTAAAAACCCTGAATTCACATTAAACGACACTTACAAAGTATTAAACAGTTTTAATAAATAAAAGTTATATGACATTAAATAACCTTTCACAATATGGAATAAACTTCCAGATTAAGGTATTATCTTCCCTTTTAACACATAAAGAATTTCTATTGAATATTCAAGATGTGTTGAGTGAAGAGTATTTTGACAATCAAGCTCACAAATGGATTATTAAAGAAATCCTAAAATATTTTACCAAGTACCATACTTGTCCTTCAATGGATGTACTTAAAGTAGAACTTAAGAAAATTGACAATGAAGTTCTACAAGTATCAATCAAAGAACAATTACGTGAAGCTTACAAAGCATCAGACGAGGATCTTAAGTATGTAGAGGAAGAATTCTCTGGTTTTTGTAAGAACCAACAACTTAAGAAAGCGTTGTTAACAAGCGTAGATTTTTTAAACGCGGGAGACTATGATTCAATCAGGACAATGATTGATAACGCACTTAAAGCGGGTCAAGACAAAAATATGGGACACGAGTACAATAAAGATGTTGAATCTCGTTATCGTGAAGATCAAAGAACACCTGTACCTACTCCTTGGTCTGAATTCAATGAATTATTACAAGGTGGTTTAGGTAATGGTGACTTTGGATTAATATTTGGTAACCCTGGTGGTGGTAAATCTTGGTCATTAGTTGCTTTAGGTGGTTATGCTGTTAAATTAGGTTATAATGTTTTACACTATACTTTAGAATTAGGTTCTGATTATGTAGGACGAAGATATGATGCCTTTTTTACAGGAATTGGAGTTCAAAACATTATTAAATATAGAGATAAAGTTGAAGAAGCTATTGAGCAATTACCTGGACAATTATTAATCAAAGAATATCCAACAGGTAAAGCATCAATTGGTACTTTAGAATCTCATATTAAAAAATGTATGGATTTAGATTTTAAACCAGATTTGATTATTATTGACTATGTTGACCTTCTTCGCTCAAAAAGAAATTCTCGTGAGCGTAAGGAAGAGATTGATGATATTTATATAAGCACTAAGGGACTTGCTAGAGAATTGAACCTACCTATTTGGAGTGTATCTCAAGTAAATCGTGCTGGTGCAAAAGATGATATTATTGAAGGTGATAAAGCTGCCGGTTCCTATGATAAAATGATGGTAACCGATGTAGCAATATCCTTATCAAGAAAACGTCAAGACAAAGTAAATGGGACAGGAAGATTTCACATCATGAAAAATCGCTACGGTATGGATGGCCTAACATTCGCTGTGAAAGCAGATACTTCAACAGGTCATTTCGAAGTATCATCCCAAATTGACGATGACGAAGAAACATCATCTCCAGCACAAAGTAATTCTTTTGGAGGAATAGATTCAATGGATAAGGCTCTTATGAGAAACAAATTTTTCGAACTACAAACAGATTAAATTATTAAAAAAACAATGTTAACAACAGAATCACAAATTTTGTCGGAGATTACTACTCATCTTAAATATGCTAAATTCGTACCCGAAAAGCATAGAAGGGAAACATGGGATGAACTAGTTACTCGAAACAAAGACATGCACCTAAAAAAGTTCCCACAATTGGCTGAAGAAATTGAAGCCGCTTACAAGTACGTTTATGATAAAAAAGTACTACCATCAATGCGTTCAATGCAATTTGCTGGTAAACCTATTGAAATAAACAATGCTCGTATTTTTAACTGTTCTTACTTACCAATCGATGATTACAGAGCATTTTCTGAAATTATGTTCTTATTACTATCAGGTTGTGGAGTAGGTTATTCAGTACAAACTCACCACGTAGAAAAACTACCTGAGATTAGAAAACCTCTTAAATCAAAACGTTATTTAGTAGGTGATTCTATTGAAGGTTGGGCAGATGCAGTTAGAATGTTAACTAAAGCTTACTTTGGTCATACATCAACTGCTCCTTTATTTGACTTTAGAGACATTAGAGCAAAAGGAGCTTCACTTATTACTGTTGGAGGTAAAGCACCAGGTCCAGAACCATTGAAAATTGCTTTAATTCATATGCAAGCGATTTTAGATCGTAAAAAAGATGGTGAAAAATTAACAACTGTAGAATGTCATGATATTATTTGTCATTTAGCAGATGCTGTATTATCTGGTGGAATTAGAAGAGCAGCATTAATTGCTTTATTCAATTTAGATGATGAAGATATGTTGACTTGTAAATTTGGAAATTGGTGGGAAGATAATCCACAACGTGGTAGAGCAAATAACTCAGCTGTATTACTTCGCAGTAAGATTGATAAAGACACATTCCTAAATTTATGGAAAAAAATTGAAGCATCTAACAGTGGTGAACCTGGTTTCTTATTTACAAATGATAAAGATGCTGGTACTAATCCTTGTGCTGAAATTAACTTAAAAGCTAATCAATTCTGTAACTTGTGTGAAATTAACGCTTCAGATATTGAAACACAAGAGGAATATAATGCAAGAGCTAAAGCAGCAGCATTTATTGGTACATTACAAGCCTCATATACTGATTTCCATTATTTGAGAGATGTTTGGAGAAAAACAACTGAAAAAGAAGCATTGTTAGGTATTGGAATGACTGGTATTGCTTCAGGTGCTGTTCTAAAACTTAATATGAAAGAAGCAGCTAAAGTAGCAGTAGCAGAAAATGAAAGAGTAGCAGCTATTTTAGGTATTAATAAAGCAGCTCGTGTTACTACAGTTAAACCTTCAGGTACTACATCTTTAGTATTAGGTACAAGTTCAGGTATTCATGCTTGGCACGATGATTATTATATGCGCAGAATTCGTTTAGGTAAAAATGAAGCATTATATCAGTATTTATCTGTTTACCATCCTGAAATGTTGGAAGATGATTTCTTCAAACCAACTTTACAATCAATTGTTTCTGTTCCTCAACGCGCTCCAGAAGGTGCTATCACACGTAGTGAATCAGCTATGGATTTGTTAGAGCGTATTAAAACAATTAATAAAGAATGGATTAAACCTGGTCACAGAAAAGGTGCTAATATGCATAATGTATCAGCTACAGTAACTATTAAACAAGATGAGTGGGGTACAGTAGGTGATTGGTTATATGAAAACAGAGAATATTTTACAGCGTTGTCTTTCTTACCTGAAGACTTGGGAAGTTATAAACAACCTCCTTTCGAGACAATCACTAAAGAGGAATTTGAAGCTGCTGTTTCTTCACTTCATGCCGTAGATTTATCTAAAGTTGTTGAATTTGCTGATAATACAGCATTGATGGACCAGCAAGCATGCAGTGGAGGGGCCTGCGAAATAGTGTAAAAAAAAGCTTGTTTTAAAATCCTGCGCCTTTTGAGACTCCGTAATATTTATAATAAACGGAGTCTCATTATGCGTAAATCAAAATATGAAAATTATTTTAAATTAGGACAAAAATTTGGTAAATGGTCTATAAAAGATACAACAGTTATTTCACCTTTACCAACAAAAGAAACCAAAGTACTATGCCAGTGTGAATGTGGTTTTGAAAAATTAGTACATTGTCTTACTTTAGTAAAAGGACAATCCACAGCTTGTTTTAATTGTGGTCATGGTAATAAAGGAGAAAATAATGCTAAATGGAAAGGATATAAAGAAATTCCTGGAGCTTTTATTAATAGAATAACAAATAGAAGTAAAAAAGCAAATAGAGAAGTAAAAATAAATACTGAAGATATTTATAATTTGTGGATAAAACAAGACAAAAAATGTTCCTTATCGGGTATTCCAATTGATTTTATTAATACAAATAAAGGAAATTTAAGACAAGGTTCAAAATATGATTTAATATGTACTGCTTCTTTAGATAGAATAGATTCAAATAAAGGATATATAAAAGATAATATTCAATTAGTACATAAAGATGTAAATATGATGAAAAAAGAATATGATCAAGAATATTTTTTAAATCTTTGTAAATTAATAACAAAAAATTTGGGTTTATAAAATTTCTTTATTATATTTATGGTGATGACAAAATACAAAGTAATATTTTATGATTATGGGGATGAAGAATATCCTATAGATCAATTATTTGATTCTAAAATGGATGCTATGAATTTTGCCGAATCCGAAATGTGGGAAGAAGATTATGAATATATTGGAAATGATGGAGAAGATCATTTTGCAACTAGAGATAGATATTATAATAAAGATTATAATGAATCCTTTTTTTCATACTCCATAGAAGAAATCCCTTCAGAATTAAATGAAGAATTTTTAAAAATGCAAAAACTTGCCGGAATAAAAAAATAAAACTATGAATATAATCCAAAAACTCAGAAACTTGATTTTCGGTAAAAGTGAAGTAGTTGAAGCTCCCGCTCCAGTAGTGGTTGAAGCTCCTGCTCCAGTAGTTGTTGAAACTCCTGCACCCGTAGAAGTTAAACCTACAGTTAAGGAAATGGTAGCTATTCAAGAAGCTCCTGCTCCTAAACCAAAACCAAAACGTAAGTACAACA